AATGGTCTGTTTAAAACTCTATTAAGGGACATTATCTCCCTCCCTGCATACCTTGGAATGCTTGGAATGCACTTATACCAGTTCCAATAGATTGTGCTAATGGACTTGTCTGTGGTTGAGTTGAAGCTGTAAGTGTTGATTGCGACTTAGGTCCAGCAGCGTAAATGTTAGATAAAAATTCAGCTCTTTGGTAAGGTTCAAAAGCTTGTTGTAATTGAGATTGTCTAGCAGCATCTAATGTAGTCTGAGCTAATTGTCTTTGTAAACCACCAGCTGACATTAATTGTTGTAAATCTGCTTGTGCCATCTGTTGTTGACCTGAACCTATTTGTGCTAACTGACTACCAATTTGTGCCTGTTGTGCCTGTTGTTGTTGAGCTGCACCTAATGCTGCTCCAAAACCTTTTTGTTGAGCTAATCCAACTTGACCCAATCTTGCTCTTTCTAATTCTGCTTGAGCAATTCCTTCTCTTCCACCACCAAAAGCTCCTGACATGACAGCTTGTGCACCTAATCTATTTTGAGCTTGCGCTGCTTGTCTATTTATTTCATCAATTACATATGACTGATAAGGATTAAAAAATTGATTTATGTTTGGAGTTTGTGCTGCAAGTAATTGTCCGATGCCCGATGTTACTGTTGGCTGACCCACTCCTGTTGTTCCCGCAGCGGTTAGTCCTTGTTGTTCAAGTGCACTAAATGGTGCAACTTGCATTGCTGGAATATTTACGGGTTTGTCTGCAGCGGCACGCGCAAGATCCATTAATTCTATTTTACGCTCTTCAATACCTGGTGCTTCTCTTATAACTGATTGTTGGAATTGACTACTACTTCCGCCACCTGATGGTGCTGGAGCTGATTTACTTCCTCCGCCAAATACACTTCCTATTATTGATCCCATTATAAATCCTTCTCCATTTGAATATGCTTAGCTTTCCAACCCCACTTTTTTGAAACTTTAGACCAACCTGGTCTAACCCAAAAGCTTAGTTTTTTGCAGCCATTAAGTTTAGCAAATTTTGTTACTGTATTCACTATCTTATCCTCCCATAAATGTCTTTTTCTTCCTGTGCAGATAATAGCCTCAAGTTGAGAGTAATTTGGTAAAGCAGCGATACGAGTTACAAATAATGCAAACACTTGGTTAAGCTCCTCTTCATCACTACCAAAAACAAGAAACATTTGTGCTTCGTCTTTTTTTAATAAATCTTTTATGTCTCTTGGTTCTGCAAAACCACCTGAATACTTTAATGCTTCTGTAACCATAAATTCACAGAGAGGCCAAAACTTATCTATGTATTTAGGCTCAACTGATAAAACTGATATGTCAGGTTTAATTGGCTTGGGCTTTTGCATTTCTACTTCCTTCTAATAAATCAAAAACTCTTTTGTATCGCTTTTGTTGTTCGTAGAAGTATTGTGCACCTTTTTCTCTCATATCTTTCATGCTACTTGGATTTGCACCAGCTATGATTCCTGCGCCTAATACTCCATCTGCTCTTGTTACAAACTCACCGTCTGCTAATTGAGCTAACATTGTATCTTCGTCTTTGTCTCCTGTGCCAGACCCATCTTCGACATATCCCGATGCTCTAACATAATTGTTTGCATCGTCTTCGTCATGAGATCTTTTACTTGGAAGATAGTTAATACCACCTTCATTAAATTTTTTTATTTCTGCTAATCCACCTTCTCTTAGTCTTTGTTTCTCAACAGCATAAGGACCCATTCTTAAATCACCTTGATTTGCTGGATCAGCTTCAGGTATGTAGACTTGTTCAAAAGTTTTTTCTGTACCGTCTACTGGATCTATATATTTAAAACCACCTCTTTGTTTTTGTAATTCTGCCACAGCTAAATTATATGTAGGTGTGAAAACATCTTGTGGTTGGTTTTCGAATGCGCCTGATAGATAAGCTAAGGCTGCAACTCCCGTTGCTGCTTTACCTGGACTTATTTCTAATTCTCCAGTGAACATAGGATTATCTCCTTTTGTCATCCTTTGTCTTGTAAATAATTTTTGTAAAAAGTTTTGATCTGCTCTTTGTCCCATCTGTGCACCTGACCCCATTTGTGCTTTAGCAATTTCATTTGCTATCGAAGTTGTACCTATATCATCTCCTGGTAAAGGATTAACCTGTTGAATACCTAAAGAGGGGTATGTTTGTCCTAAAGTTTGCAATGCTGGTAATTTTGTAAATGCCATCGGAGCAAATTGAGATTGTGCTGTAGCAAAACCTGGTAAACCTAACGCTGATCCGCCACCTAAAACTCCTTTACCGCCATAGTACCCAGCGACAGCTCCTGTAATTCCACCAAGTATTCTTTGTATTCCTGATCCACCAGCGTCTTTAGATCCTTTATAACCTTTGTATCCTCCGTAGGCTGCTAGTGCGTAGGGTAAAAATGCGAGTGGTCCTGCCATAATATTATGTATTCCTTAAAATTAGCTAATTAGAAAATATTACCATTTTAAGAGGTCTTTGACAACTCATCCCAAAAAGAAGATCTATATTGATGTTCTCCGACATGAGTTATTTTTTCAGTAACTAACGCATGACATTTACCACCAATATCTCTCCACCTCTTACAGAAGGCAAAATCTTCGCCTAAATATTGCTTTTTTATTGGATCAAAGTCAGTATCAAAAAGATTATAAAAGAAAGGTCTGTTAGTTAATTTACCATTAATAATTGTTTTTTGTATTATCTCTTTTTCAGGATAAGCCTTAATCATCTTCTCTATAACTTCTCTTTTAATTAACATGCACCCAGTAGGAGAGTGAGTTACCTCTATTACACCGTTTTCAATTGTAACTTCTTTTTCATTAGGTAGCTTCATAGGATATTGATACAAAGCTTTATATTGTAAATCATGTTCGTTTTTAATTTTACCCTCTTTTATTCTTTCCCAAGCCTGTTTCCAATTCAAACTTTTTAAAGCATAGGGAACTGAAATAACATCTTTTTTAGCAGCTATCATTTTAAATATAGATGCAGATTCAAAATCAATATCAGAATCAATAAATAATAAATGTGTGCTATCTGTTTCCATAAAACTTGAGACACAAAGATTTCTACCTTGTGTAACTAGAGATGATTTCATTACTTGAAAACAAACTAACACATCATTTTTCATACATTGTTTTTGAAACTCTAGGCAAGCTTGAAAGAAATGCAAAGATACATCACTATGACATGGAGTTGCTACGAATATTGAAAATTTTTTAGGTTTAGGTTTATTGTTAATAGGTGCTTTTGGTTTTTTAAACCATATAGGTTTGCTGTGATCTTGCATTAACCAACCCACCTATCTATTAATTTAATTTTTTCTTCAGCATCTACTATGTTTTGTAGTAATTTATCTATTTCGTCTAGATGTTGTGGGTGTTCTCCAATCCCTACTGAATTACTAAGATATATTTTTATAGTTGTAGAAGCTTCCGCTATTTGTGCTTCATATCTCTTTTTAAGTGCTTTTAGCATTTTGTAGTGCTCCCTGTAAAAAACCAGTCCAATGACCAGCTATAGTTTTCCAATTGTAAAAATGATTAAAAAAATTCTGTTGAAATCTTAAATGATTTCTACAGCCTTCTGTATTGATTTGTCCAGCCACACCATCTATGACAGCAGCAAATTGTTGTGCAAGATTTTCCCAATTTTTATCGTAAGGAATATAGATAGGAAACTCCGTGCATGTCTCATACAATGCTCCGTTGTCCGTTGTAGCTACATACAGGCCACAAGCTAATGCTTCAAGAGCAGATATACAAAATGTTTCTTCCCATATGTTAGGATAAATAAAAGCATCATAAGTATGTAAATTATCTAAAATATATTTGTTAGGTTTATAACCAATAAGGTTTACATTAGATAACTTTTCAGCTTGTTCATATAAATCTTTATATGAATGATCATTTTCTTTTTTAAAATCATCACCATAAATTTGTGTACTACTATATACATCTAGAACTACATTTGGATTGTTAACTAATTGCATTGCACCTAACAATACAGATAATCCTCTCCAAGGAGTAGGATGATATATTAATTTTATTTTATCTCTTCTAGGCTCAGGGTCTCTCTTTTCAATGTCAGGTATTCCATTTTTTATAACTGTACAACGGTGTTCAGGTAATGAAAAGGTTTTTCTAAACTGCTCGTAGTTCCAATGGCTATTAAATACATAGTAATCGTATTGATTTATCTTCTCTTCACTCTTAAAAAAATCTTGAAAATGTGGTTGGTCAGGTGCCATCTTTTGCCAAAGTATATTTATTTTATCTTTTGACAAAGGCACTTTGCCTGGTACTGAAGTACATATTTGAAATTTATCTAACAAATCTTTAGAAACATATTGCTCTAAAAAATCGTGTTGTAGTTCTGTTCCGCCTAGAGGTTTCATTTTTGTGTCTTACTAAATATAGGAAGATCAGGAACTTGTACTTCTACATCTGTTGCCATGTCTTCTTTTGGGTGTTGTTTTAAAAAGGCTTCTTCTGTTTCGTATCTTTCACCTGTTTTGATACTTCTATAAATAGTTTTAGTATCACATTTAATTTTTTGTAAAATTGCCATACGAGTTTAGTATACCAAACTATCGTCCTTGTCCACGATATTTCTTACGATGTGGTTTTCTTTTGTTTCTTCTTTTAGTGTGTACACCAGGCCGTTTCTTTGGAGTTCGTTTGTGGTAATTATTTACCCCAAACATAGGTTTTTTCTTAGCCATTTTCCTGCGATCTATCTATTTGGGCATAACTTATAGCACCCTGAATTTTATTACTTCCTGTGGCCGCTGTTACTGTTACTGAATCACCTGCTTCTAAGTTTAAAGTTTGTGCTGTTGCATTTACTTGTGATTTAGCTGGTACATCATCTCTAAAAAATTCATATTCAGCATTTGAGTCAGAAGAGTCTACTAAATTCATATTTACCACAATAGCTGATGAGGCATCATTATTAGCAACATAAATACTTTTTATTATAAGTGTTGCATTTGAAGGACATGTTAGCACTGTTGTTTTACCTGTGCTTGCTTGTTTATAACCTTGGTTTTTATATTGTATTGTCATGATAAAAAATAATTAAATGCATCTGCTTCATTTTTTATATCATTCTCATAAGAGAAGTTCAACTGAGTCTGAAGCGTTCGTAATGCTTGTAAAATTTGTCTTTGATCCTCTTGCGTATATTTTTCTTTAGGCTCAGGTATTTGAATAATAATTTTTGCCATTATCTTCTACCATCTATTCTTACATCGAATCTAAATGTGCCGTATCTCCAACTTTCATCAAGACTTTCATTTTCTATTTGTACAGCTGCCAGTCTTGCCCTAGCTCTTGTGTTAATTTTAGTTGTTGTACTACTTACTGTAAAAGGTCCTAAGGGACTTGAAGCTGCTGTGGAACCTTGTGGAAATGAATTTACAAATATAGTTACTTTTGCGTTACCTGCAATTCTTTTAAAGTCAGGTAAAAATCTACTTATACTCATCAAAAATTCTCCATCACCTGGAACTCCAGCATTACCATTTAAATCAAACTCTCCTGATTTAATAAAAGAGGTAATTGCAGTTTCAGTGCCATCTGCATTTGCTTGATTCACACCTACCTCATGAGCATAATAAATAGACGCTCCATTTGAAATACCACTTACAACTGGGAATGTTGGCGTATCTCCAGAATTATAATCTGTCGCGTAAGGTTTTTCATATACGGTAGAACCTATCCATGTTGTTCTGTCCAATGTTCCTGTAGTCCAAACATTTTCAGCAAAGTTATAAGTAACTACTTTATCTATGACATTAGAACCAGATGAAGGATAAAACCAATTTATTTCAGAATATAATTCATTAATACCACCAAAAACTATTTGACCTGAGTTATAGTTTATACCAGGATTGTTACCATCTGTAGTAAATACAAAATCTTCTACTAAACACGGAAGTGATTTGACAGTACCATCATAAACATAAAAGCCTCCTGTTTTACCCATCCAATAAACTGCACCATTTGCAAACACTCCTGCATGATTTCCTAACAATCCATTATTAGAACCAACCTTACGAATAGAGAATGTAAATGGAGGTCCAACAAATTGCATTTCGTATGCAGCAGTATCGGTTAAAACTAAAATATAATCTTTACCTTTGAAAGCTCCCATGATTCTAGTTCCGTCATCTAACCTAAATGTTCCTGCGGTGTTCGTTGATGTTGGTGCATAATCACTTGTGCTTTCTTGATCAGAAAACCTAATAAACATTTTATCTTGCGTTGACGGAGTACCAATAGTCGTTTCAGTTCCTAAATGAAATAAATGCCTGTCTCTGTCTGATACTATTGTCATTACAGATCTTGTTGGCATACCTGTGCCTATGGTTGCTCTCGTATTTAATGCATTGCCTGATGCAGGGTTCCAAGTAAATGTTTTTCCGTTGTGTATTGTAGCAATTAAAATACTTCCAAAATTATCAAAAGACCAGTTGGCAGGCTCAATTGTTACCGTGCTTGATGCAGAAGCGTCACCCCAACCTACAAAATCTGTAATGTCAGTCACAGTTGCCCCGTTAGTGTGCTCCGCTGCTGTCGTTCCATTTATGCCTCTAGTTATCCCACTGATTGTGTTTGTCCCTGTGGTGTTGGTTGTGTAGCTCATATCTTCAGAACCAATTCTTAATTTACCGTTAGTCAAAGGTAGGTTTGCTGTGCTTGTGAGAACCACTGAAGATGCACCAACAAGCATATTACCACCATTGTTAATTGTTGTTGTGGTAGCTGCAATTGATCGTCCTCCAAAAAGGTATGTGCCCCACCCGTATCCATAAGTTTGATTTAATGGTCCTACAGGTTCATAGGGATTTACATCTAAAGTTCCGTCTGTAGTTACACCTGATTTTGATTCAAGTGTGGGCATTGTAATTGTAAAAGTGTTTGTAGTAGGAACAGATTGTACTTCAAAAAGTTTGTTGTCAAAATCCGTTGCTGTATAAACTGTGTCAGCCGTAGTAAAAGATCCAGCGTTTGCAAAAGTTGTAATTTCTCCTACTTCTAAATTATGTGCGCCCGTTGTATTTATAGTGACTGTTGTTTGTCCGTTGGCCGTTGTTATACTTGCACCCGTTTGGAAATTATCTGTCTCTAAAGGAGTTACATCGTAAAAAGCACCTTCATAATAAATAACTAAAACTTTGTCAGTACCTATTGCAGCATATCTTTTACCATCGGTATCTGCCCAAACATGTTGTCCTCTAGCAGCACCAACTATTTTATCGTCTACTAAAGCTTCCCAACCACCTATTTTTTCAGGCTCGCCATATCTAAACCTTACATTGTCACCATCTACCCAACGACCTTCTGCGTCTGAAGGTGTGGATTGTTTATCAAACCCTGGTGCTATATTTACTTTTGCTAAAGCCATGATGCATTATATCATTTTATATAACAGTTTTAAATATCTTGAAAATTCTAATCAGGCTTGAAAGATTTGTGCTGTGCGGAGTTAAGATTAAAAGGTATTGCATATTTAGTTTCCCCTTGATTCGGATCTGCCTTATGTTTTAACCATGCTGAAAAACTTATAAAAGTTCCTTTTCTAGGAGTTATACTCATATTTAACTCAGGAAATACTAATTTTTGATCTACATCGTTTAAATACAATATACCTGAATACATAGACGATCCATGATCATGTAGTTTTGTGTAATCATTTTTATCAATCTTTATAC